ACCTACTAAAGGTGTAATGCCTAATCGTTCTGCATTAGTGCCGCGTCTAACTTGTAAAGCCATCTATTAACTCCTGAGTGTTTGTTATATGTATTTATGCCGATTACTTTCTTTTCTTCATAAAGATAGCAGTACGCTTCTTAATATCCTTTTTAACCTTGGCAGTATCCAGCCTAAAATCAACAGTGTCTATTACTTTTTCGTAGTGCTGTAATAGATCTTCTAGTGCTGTTTCGATGTTAAGATTAGGTTTTGTTAAGGATTTTTTAACATCTATTTCCCATACTTTACCGTCCTTAAATCGTACATGTACACTATGTAAATACTCAATAGGAACTACGTCTATCCTAACATCTTTAAAAATTTCAGGCCAACTATTTACTATTTCGGGATCAAGAGAGCGGCGTTTAGGCACTCTCTTTGGTCTTCGCTGTCTTCTTAGTAGGAACAAGTTCTTCTGCTTGGCGTCTTAATTGTGCCGCTTCTTTACTTAACCTATCTGCTTGTGATCTATAAGACTTAGCAAGATCTGCATCACTTAGTACACCATCATTTGAATCAGCGTAAACTTCTGTTGCATCTATAGGTGTGTCTTTAGCTTCTGGTACAGTTTGTCCTTTTGAATCTTTAATAGCAAGATCATTTACAGTAACACCTTTTTGTTCAGCGATAGCATTGTTTAGTACATCTAATTGAACAGTAGTAGTATTGTTAGGTGTCATTTCAACTTGGTTAGTTGCAATTTTTACAAGTTTACCAGTTTTATGAAACCCAGCTAACATATTTCTACCATCAGGCAGTGATGCTCTAGCCATTGCTTCTCCTAGCTCATCAGATTGCTGAGCAGTAGATGAATCAACTAAACTAATTAATGCATCGTGTTCACTAGCATCAAGTGATTGTGTTAATACAACTAACGCAGTATTAGGATCACCAGGTAATACTCTGTATACTACACAGCATTTCTTTTGATTTGTTTTTAATCTTCCAACATGTTTTAATGCGGCCATATTATTCTCCTTTTGGCTGTTCTGGTTTTGCTTGCTGTGCAACATTGACAGCATTTAAGAACGCCTCTAATTTGCCGTAAGTTTGGCCAACAGTCATCATTTCATTTGGTTTAAATGCGCCGCGGCTACTTGCTACGTCAATTATTTGTTTAATTGCAGTAAGATCTGTAATTGTTAGATCTGGAGCAGGTTGTGCTCCGTTTGGAGCAGGTTGTGCCCCATCTACTGGTGCAGCAGTTGCTTCGGTAGCCAGTGCTGCTTCTTGGTTTTTAGCTTCTTCAGTCATATTATCTCCTGTGTTGAATTGCTATTATATTTAATTATATTTCAAATATGGACACGCCAATGTGAAATAAGAAAGCTCTTTTGGATCTTCAAATCCTATTTTTAGTACTTTTGCAATAGATTTTGTTTCTTTTGTTTGTACTGTAAGAGCTATTCCTATGTAAAATCGACCTTTTAAATTGTCTTGTATCCAATTAGTCATGGGAATTTCTAAATTGTATTTTAATGGTATTTGAATATATTCAAAATACGGAAGAGGATATTTTGCTTTCCGTATTTCAAAAAAGTTTAACGCATTCGGATCTTTAGTTTTAAGCAACATTTTCCTCATAGTGTGCAGTCATTCCAAATGGAGCTTCTAAGGCTTTATCATGATTACTATGTATAACAAATACAGTATCACAATAATCTTCATCTCCCCAGCTACCAAATGGATATCCGTCTGTAAACATTAAAAATTTCTTAGGCTGTATATCTTGTTCTTTCATGTAAGTCCAATTAACATCAAAGTCTGTACCGCCTCCGCCTATAACTTCATAATCGGTAAGTTCTCTGCCATCATCTGCACTAAAGTCATCTTCATTATATACATTAGTATCAAAGCACCATATTTTAATCTTGTAATCTTTGTATTCGTCCATGATACCTTTTACTTCGCCTAAGAAATCTTGTCCTTGTTTGTTACTAATTGATCCACTCATATCAATTGCAACACAAAGATCTATTGTTTCATCAAAGTTCATGCCGGGAAGTATAGCACCAGTGTGCCAACCTTTACGTGAAGGACGACTAAATGTATAATCATTTCGAATAGTTGATTGTATTTGTTGACGTAGTATTTCACGCCAATTCATTTTAGGTTCTGTAAGATCTTTAATCATACGTGCAACTTCTTTAGGAGTGTTGCCGGCTCCTGCAGCTTGTGCCGCTGAAATCATTGACTCTTTGATTTCGTCTTTAATCTTTTTCATTTCTTCTTTAGAAAACTTAGGCTTTTGTTTACTTACTTTATTACCTTTGCTGTCTTTTTCTTCGCCGTTATCACTACTACCATTGCTTTGGCCTTCATTGTCGCCTAAGCCGTCAAGGTGTTCGTCTAACATTTCACCTAGTTGATCTAAAAAGTCTTGTCCGTTTTGTTTTGCTTGTTCAAAAATATCATCATATACAGCTTCTGATGACCAATTGTCATATTTAAAGTCTTGGTAACAATCAATGAAGCTGGGTTTTTCACCAATACGATCACGTACTAATAGATTATTAACAATATAATCAGCGGCAATGTTGTATAACTTAGGATCACGTCCTTCTCTACGACCTAAGTGATCAAATACACAATGTAAAATTTCGTGTGCAATAACAAATTCAATTTCTTTGTTATTCATTTTGTTAAAGAATTGAGTGTTAAAGTATAAGTTACGACCGTCTACAGCGGCAGTAGGACACCAATCATCAGCTGCAAGTATACGTAAACGTGTTGCCATATTACCAAAGAACGGATGTCTAAGTAGCAAACCTACTCTTGCAACAATAATGCGTTCTAAAACTTCTTCACGCATTTCTTCTAGTTGTTCGGGTGTAATATCCGGATCAGGTGTCCAATGCTTAGTGCCTTCTACATTGTATAGTACATCATTAGTAAAATCTAACATGATCATATTCCCTATTGTTTATACTTACAGTATACACTTATTTACGCTAAAAGTCAAGCGAAAATGGGCGTTTTGGAGAGATCGCCCAACTCTATATACTATGCCTGTTGCGCCGCAGTAATATACTTACCAAAACGCTCATGGAACTCATCAAAACATTCTACTTCATCTGGATCGATTGGTAGTGAATATTGTGTAAGAGCAAGTTTGATACCCATTACAACTAATTCTGTTTCAAAGTTATCCATTGCAAAACGCAAGAAGTTATTAACTTTATCATCAAACTTCTTATCGTTCTTATCCGAAGATTCTTTTAGCTCATAACAGAGTGAGACAGTCAAGGAATACATGGCACTGATTTCTTTAGTCTTTAGCTCTTTTACTTTGCCTGCCAAAATGTCTGTCGGATTAGGCATAGATGCCGCAACCTTTCGGTGCGCCATAAATTTAACAGCAAGGCCTTCGCCTACTGAACCACTTACTAAGTCAGTGGTAGTTTGTTCGTCATCATCGTCTTCAAGTAGTTCTGAAACAAATGACCAAGAACGAGGTGTTGCAAAAGAACGACTTGGACTTTTAGGATCAAAGTCATATAAATCTTTCTTTGCAAAAGTCAAATAACCAACAACATCTTGGTGTTGCTTGTTATCAACTGCCCACTGGAACCAGTCGCCAAAATCAACTGCTAGTTCTAAGTGAACAAATCTATTTGCTAACGGAGCAGGCATTCTGTAAGTAACGCCTTTGTCAGCTTCACGGTTACCAGCCGCAACAATTAATACATTGTCTGGTAGTTTGTATTGTCCTACACGACGATTAAGAACAAGTTGGTAAGCCGCCGCTTGTACAGCAGGCGCCGCTGAGTTCATCTCGTCTAAGAATAGTACAACATGATCAAATTGTGCTGCAAACTCTTCTGTTGGAAGTTCTGCAGGTGGTGCCCATGCCATTACATTATCGTTTGCCGCGTAGTATGGAATACCTTTAATATCAGTTGGTTCCCAAAGTGACAATCGAATGTCAATTAAGTGTGAATTTTTAAGTTGATTAGTAATTTGCCCTACAATATCGGATTTACCAATACCTGGAGGACCCCAAAGAAACAAAGGACGTTTCTTCTTAAATGCTCGCATAATGCTTTTCTTTGCGCCATTAGGCGAAACAGTACGTAGTGCTGTATTTTCCATTGTGTATTCCTCTTGTGTGTTGTTCAGTGCCATAACTTTTTTCTAAGTATGTATATATAATAGCACCAGTTTTACAAAAGGTCAACCACTTTTGGAATCTTTTTTCTGCCTAGTAAGAGCTTTTGTTAACCCATATTTACGTATATCACCGCTAAAAAGGTGTAATTCCATAGCTTTTTTTTCGTCTGTAACAATTATTCCACCTGATGCTAGATAATATGGGCAGTTGATAAAAGAGTCCATCCATATAATTGTATTAGTTGTAAGTTGAAAATCACGTGGATAAGGAATGTCGTATGTAGTTAAGTCCAATTCTTCTTTTATAAATTGAAACCCTGCATCAGTTAGACGTAATCCACCTGAATCTTTTGTCCTTGTATTCTTCCACCACAGTGGCATATACTCTGCAACAGTTAATTCATTAACTGATTTTCCTGATTGCTTTAAAAAGATTTTAGTGTATGTTTCTTTCCAGTTCATTCGTAAACTGTTTCACCTGATGTAAGTTGTACAACAGTAAACTCATCAGTATCGAATAGATTGTTAAGTTTTTTAGCAAGATTATGAGCATGTCCAGGATTAGAAAAACTAGTCTTTTTATATTTAGGACCAGGATAACTTGTTAAAATATTAGATGACTTTAAATTAAACGGTGAATTTTGATAGAATACCGCCCAAATAGCATCTGATTGTAATATTTGTTCTGACTTATAAGTTTTTTTGTCTATAAACTCTTTTAGAACAGTTGGTTTAGGTCTACTCATATACGTTGTCCTTTAGTTAACTACGTATATATTTATCTCTTTTTTGGCCACTTTTTTGACCATAGCCAGTGAACAAGTTTATACACAGGCCAAGGTACTGCGATACTAAAACAACGTTTGCCTTTTACTATTACTATGTCCCACGTCCAGCGGCCCTGGATATGTGAAAATCCTACAATTCCTATTGAAGGTTTTATTACCAATTAGACCCGCTATCCATATTAACTTGAATTACTTCGTCGTCGCCGTTATTTTTACGTGCAAGTATTTGTTCAAGATCTCCGTTCAATCTAGTCATTACTTCACCTAATGTAAATGCAAGTCTTTTAGATTGCTCTAGTGTTAATTTAACTTCTTTCGCTTTACTTGCATCTGCACTCTTTACTTGAGAAATAAATTGCTGGATAGGAACAGTATTTAACGGCTCATTTTGCATTGGCACGTGATAACTCCGTTCTCATAATAATGTCAGTTTTAAAAGGTCCTTTTGATTCGTAACGCTCAAGAGTAATCATTTTAGGGCAAAAACTTTTAACCCAACCTTTTTCAAAACGTATAATAAAATATCCTGCGGCATACAAACTTTTACTTTTTGAACTTTTTGTAAACAGTGCTAGTCTTTGTTTTACATCGTATATAGGATTATAAGGAACACAACTAGTTGGATATCCGTGAACTTCTTTTTCAATACTTTCTTTAATTTCTAATGAACTCCAACTAATAGAAGAGTTTAATGCATTAGATAATTGTTTTTCAGTATTGTAAAAATTAGTACCTTTAGGAGTACTTAGTATATATTGATCATCATTTAAACTTATAGTGCCAAATTTTTCACCTTTTGTTTCTACAATCCAAAACTTATTTTTTATAATTTCTTTAGCATTTATGCTCATTGTGGATACCTCGCTTGTAATGGTTCTGCAAAAGTTGCTGCCTGATCTGCAATACGTTGCATATCCCATTTAGCACAGAACTTCATTAGACGCATACCAACTTGTGATATCTCTTTAGGTTCGACTTCTGCAATAGTGTTATTAATAATTTCTCTAATTTCTGTAGGTTGTGCTGTCAAATCACATAATGTAACATTGCGTGTGTAGTCATCTAGTACACGATGTTCTGCACCTTCATGATCAGTCCAACGTTGTAGCATCATGTTATTCCAGTTATAGCCTTTAGTGTCTTTGTCTGCAAATGCTTCAATAAGACCTACTTTGTTCTTAGTGCCTTTTTTACGTACACCTGGATATGCACTAAACACATTATCACTAGTGTCACCACGCATACATTTCTCAAACAACATAAATGCAGGGTCAGGCGCAGGCTTTGCCTCTTTAGTTTTCTTATCAATTACAGGCGCACCTTTGTCATCAAAGTAGCCTTCATGTGTAATAGTAACATTTTGTATACCATTATACTGACGTACATTAGGTGCAACCAGTTGTGCAAAGTCACCGTCAGTACTAATAATAACATGATTGTCATTAGGGTGTGACTGCACCCAACCTGCAATAAGATCATCTGCTTCTAGTTGCGGATGTTGCATTACAGTGCAATTAGTCTTAGTACTAACAAAGTTTTTAAACTCATCGAAGATCTCCCAAAACACTGTATCTTCTTCACTTTCTTGTACAGTCATTTTATCACGAGTAACTTGTCTGTTACGCTTGTAAGGCTCATAAAAGTCCTTACGCCAGCTACGACCTTCTAAGCAGAATACAACATGATCTGCATTAAAGTCCTTCCAAGCCTTCTTTACACCTGCAAGGGTAATATGTAATGCCATACCAACCTTAGTGTCAATATCGCCACGTACTACGTGCCTTGCACGAAAGAATGTATTAGCTGTGTCTACAAGAATATAAGTTGCCATTAGTTTGCCTTTGTATAATTTATAGTACTATTGTAACACCAAATCTGGCTTATGTCAAGCATTAATTTAAATTTACACAAGCAAATTGGCTTATAGTAAATCTACCCATACCTTTTTTATTATTAGTTACTGTTGTTACTGAATGTTGTAATATACTAGGAAAAATAGCTATCCTATTCTTAACACATTCTACTAAAAAACTATCTTCAATTTTTAAATCTCCACCAGTAAATCCTTTAGGCTCGTTATAGAACCAAGATAATGCAGAAATTGTAGCATGATCAAAATGCGGCTTGTAGTAATCTTGATCCTCATAATAACTTACTAAAGTACTATCTGAATCTAATATGTCACAATATCTAAAGAATATATTTTTTTCCGTTAGGATATTACACATTTCATCTGAGAATAGTTTTCTATTTTCAGTTAGAATATGAGATACAGATCTATCTTTATATACATCATCTAAAAAGATAGACTTATTTTTTTTGTTAGATTTGCCTTCATTGTCATAACTTGCAATTTCAACAGAAGGATCTAATAATTGTGTTTGTAAAAAATTAAGTTCTTTTAATATGTTGTTGTATGCTGTTTCACTATAATAATTATCTATAATAACGATAGGAAGATTATGATATTCATAGTATTGAAGTTTCATTAACTCACTTCACTTTTATCTTTATCAATTGGTACTACGTTAATATAGCCCATTTCTCTTGCAGTATTCATACCTTGTTCGCCAAGTATTTGTACAGCAATAGTTTTAAACCAACCGTCTACAATTTCTTCATTAGTTTCGCCTGAGTATCCTGCA